GTCCACCAGCAGTTCTACTGGATATGGGAAGCTGTTTTCATATCGCGAACCACCGCGCGCCGACAACTTTATGATGAAGCGTTTGCCGCTGATCATGCGTACGCTCTTATCAAAAGGTATGAATAATTTCTCGTATATGTCACCGGCGACTGGTATTACCGCAGTGCCGCTAGCTTCAACTACTCCCGTATTTATATCGCCAGAATAAGATATTAGTTGGGCATATAATGTTGTCATATTCCCACTCAGAAAATCTTGTCTAAATCCTGGAGAACTCACTGAATAAAGCTCAATGCCGGCGACGGTCTTGCTGCCGGTGGTCACTTGTATGGTCTGAATTATTTCGTTGCAATATCCCCATTGTCTCGAGCCAAATCCAAGCGTCGCCAAGCCGTATGGCTTATGCTGGTAGGCCACCTCCGCTTCAGTCTGCAAATAGATGTTGTTTAGCTCCTGCGAGTGGCTGAGGACTGTCGCGGTCACCTGGCTGTCGGTGTTGCCTGCCGATATCTCCCACTGGCTAATGTAGCCGCTAAACAGCGAACGGCCCTCTGGATAGCCGTCAGCCACTACGATAATCCTTGCGTCCTCGGTGATGATGGTTTTGCCGTCCTCGGTTAGCCACGGCAGATATTCGCCGTATCGCACGCTGGCGCTGATATTGATGTTGGTGTCGATGTTCGTGCCGCTTCCTAGTCCCGCTGGCGTGGTCATGCTTCCTACAATTTTATAGCCAAGCTCGGTTAGCATGTTTTCGTTTATTTCGGTCATAATTTCAGTAACCACGCTGCGCGTCGTCGCGTCGTTCTGTGCCAACTTCATCGTCATATGCGAATGTAGCGAGTTAACCTCCGACTGAATGGCCGGTGTGCTGGTCACAGTATCTATCTGGCCGAGGTATGTTCCATCTTTGAGGTATGCGCTATATATGACTTCGGCCGCCTTGTTGCTTGGCTGTTTTTGCGAAAGCGTCGCCATCATCTTGATTTCGTTTGTGATATTAAATCGGTGAGTGATATCGGCCTCAACGCCTAAGCGTATGCTAGTAATCTGCATCAACTGGCTTCCGCCACCGATAGGTTTCGTGTCGCCATCAAATATGAATGATATTTTTTTTATATCAATGTCGCTATCCAACGCAGACAAGTCGAATCCGTCAATAATCACACCATCAGTTATCCGTGTATTGCCAAGAAGTTCATCTTCAATTTTAAACCTAAATGAAAAGCCGACATTACTGTTTTTTAGCTGCTCGGGAGTTACTCCCCATTCATCCATTGTGCCAGCCAGCGTAAATTGTGGTCTAGAAAAATTGGCGATATTGTCGACATAAACGTTGCCGATTTCCCGTCCATCAATGCGCAACATAGCCTCTTCAATATTAGCAAAATTTCCGCCTGGCAAAATCAACGACGAATGAAATTCGCCAGTCTCTGGCTCAATTTCCGTGTTCTGCCAAGTATAGAAATAATCGCCGCCTCCGGTGATAGAACACGACCGAGGCTTCTTCGTCTGGAGCTGTGCCATCGGCTAGGCCTCCAAAATAGTTAGGTTGCCTGGCTGCACCTGCAGCGTTTCAGGAGCCATGACTTCAAGCGGCCATGGTAATGCATCAAATGCTATCATCTCGCCGCCGGTCTCTGCCGTAAACAATGCCCAATATCTGAAAACGCCACCCGGCACTTGGATCGATACGACGCTGTCGTTGGTCGCAGTTCCATCTTTGTCGTCAATTTTCCACGAGGACACCTTGCCTCTTTTATAGTTCTCTTTTGGCTCGCTTTTGGTGTCGCCAGTGTAGTTTGGGTGTTTTTCAAGCAAGCCAGCATAAACACCGCCTGTTCGCTTCTCGACTTCAATTCCGAGTAGGAACTTGACTGAGCGCTTTCGTTCGTTGTAGGTTTTTGGCATTGCTTCCTCCTGTTTAGATGTATTTTGGATTATAAATGGCTCGCAGCTGATGATTTCGTGCGGCCAGGTTATCTTGGTACTCGAGCATTCCCGCCCCATATTCCCAACACGGGAATGTGCCGCTGGCTCGCAGCTGCATGCTGTTGTGGATAATGGTCTTGGCTTCACAGTCGACCGTTATCACATCGCCGGCTTTCAGGTTCGCGTTGAACGTCAGGTATTCGCTGCTGTCTGGATTTCCAAGCGTTATCTCAGTGCTGCTGCTGCTGCTGCTGCTAATGATTATAGTAGGTTTTGCTCGGTATGTCCCGATATTCTCGACGGAGATGGCGCTTGCGGCCGTGCTTATTTTTGTAGTGGCGCTGAAATCAATCAAGCCAACCGACGACCTCGCTGCTGGCGATTCGCATTCCATCTCAAAGCTGAAGCCGGCGCGGCTAACGTCGAATGATCCGCGGCTGATGTTTAGGTTTGTGGCCACGCCGCTCCAAATTCGATAGCCCTCTGGGAAATTTGTCGCTAGCTCGATTTTCTGGCCGAACGTCAGCGTTCGCTTCAGCCAGTCGATCAGCCAGTCGCATTCACGCTGGCTCGACGCTGAAACTTGCCCAGCGACAGAGATGGTTCGCCCTGCAAAGTGGCCGCTGTTCAGCAAGATTCGGCCGTCGTCTCGCGCCAGCTCGCCGCTATCGACGGTTCGCTTGGCTATGCCGAATAGGTTTGTGGATTGCACTCGGACGTTGCCGCCGTTATTGAGGTCAAATCCGTTTAATAAAAATCTGCGTCTGTCGCCGTTCATTATGTTGGTACTCCCATCGATGCCAAGTCGCCGTCGCGGTCAAGTCTCTTGAAGAACGCGTCGGCTGCTTCTGGCGTGTTTATTACAATTTGTCCATTGAACTGATTTGTCGTGTTTCGGTTGCCGCCAGAATTGCTGACGTTAGTGACACCACCGCTGCCAGCGAGCGTCGCTCCTGACCCATTGATACCGCTTCCTGCAAACGATAAGCCGCCAAATGACATGTCACCGCTCAAACCGTCGTAAACGTCGCTAGCGATGTCTGTGGCGGTTTTAACGACAGCGTCTCGCATGCTCTCCAAGCCGCCGCTCCAGCCTTGCATCATAAATTTACCCATCTGCGCCATTACGCGGCTCGGCGACTTAATTCCGAAGAAGTTCTTCACAGCGTCGAGCGCGCCGCTACAAATCTCCTTAATCTTGTTAACCACCGCGTCTTTCGCGCCCATCACGCCCTTGACCAGGCCGTCGATCAGGTTCTTGCCGGCGCTGGTAAAGTTGCCGACGAAGTTTACCACTGCGTTGTAGGCGTTTTGAACTGCGTTTTTGATCGAGGTAGCAATCTGGCCAACCGTGCCGACTACGTATCCGACTGCGGTCGCCACTGGGTTTATGATGTAGTTCTTGATAGCATTCATCAAGCCGTTTACCACGGCCGCAATGCCGCTAAAGACCGCACCGATGACGGCGCTCATCACGTTGAGTATCGGCTGAATGAATGGCAATATGGCGTTCCAAACCGCCGTGATCACTCCCCAGATGGCGCTCATCACGCTGCTTATCACGCTAACGATGGCGTTGAACACTGTCGATATCACCGTCCAAATGACCTGCAATATCGGCGTTACTACAGCGACGATGGCGTTCCAAACCGTCGATACTATGGTGATGACGAATGTCATCACGGCGCTGATGACTTCACCCATATGAGTAAAGATGTAGCCGACTGCTTCGCCAAATGGCACAAGTACATTGTTCCAGATGGCCATAATTGTACCGTAAAGCACTACGCCAATGATCTGCACAATGGTGCTTATTATCGTCCAGACGACTTCTGCGATTCCGCTGAAAATAGTCCAGACTATTTGGCCGAATCCGACGATGGCGGTTATTATCAAATCGACAATCTGAAATACCGGGGTCAAAATCGTAAGTATCATACTGATGACGTTGCTTATCACGCCGACGATGGTGCTTATCACGCCGACAACAATGCTGATTCCTTTCGCCACCACGCCGACAATCACACCTATCACCGAGCCGATGACGCTTGCGGCCGTTCCAATCGCTCCTGCAATCGTGCTGACAATATTCACCACCACGCCAATCACCGAGCCGATGACGCTGGCTACGTTTCCAATGACAGAGCCAATCACTGCTCCTATCTGCCCTAGCACCGCTCCTATCTGGCTGACGATTCCGTTGACGAAATTGCGGAATCCCTCGTTCGTGGCGTAAAGCCAAGCGACAAATCCAACCACCGCAGTGATGATGATAGCTATCCACCCAATAATCGGTATCGAGCTGATGGCCGCTCCAAGTCCGGCCGCTCCGCTACTCAAACCTGAAAATACTACCTTGCCGACCGTTCCCATCACGCCCAGCGCGCCAGTTATTCCCTTGACGGCGGTTTTGGCTGCCGCACCGACGAATGTCCAGGCTGACGCCCCCTCTTTCGTGACTTTCGTGACATCTTTCCAGCCTTTGCTGATGTCGCTCACTGCCACCGCGGTCTTAAAGCCGAGAGCGGCCGCTTTGGCGGCGACATACATGCCGATTAAGACTTTGAGCGCTGGGACGGCATTTTGCAAGATAAACGTCACCACCTTGACGATTTCCTCGCGATGTTCTTTGATGAACTTCGTCGTCTCCGTGACGCGGTTGCTCATCTGATCAAACAGCCCGCCGGCTTCAATCACCATGCCTTTTATCGGGTCGATCTTGATTCCCAGGATTTCCAAGCCGACGCTTCGTATCGTCCCGCTTAAACTTATCATGCGGTTTTGGAACGTGTCGGTCATCTGGCCGATGTCAAGGCTGGCCGCGTAGTTTTCCATCGCCTTGACGAACTCTTCAGCCTTAACTTTTCCACCGTTGATTTTCTCGCTGGCCTCCTGCATCGATATACCAAAGTGCCGAGCGAGGATTGTTGTTAGCGGAATATTGTTGTTGATCAGCTGGAGCGCGTCCTGGCCAAACAACGCGCCGCGGCTGGTCACCTGGCCAAATACTAGCGCTAGGGCTTGCAGGTCTGCACCGTTGACGATAGACATGCGAGACAACGTGTCCATGTCCTTGACAACGGTTTGTGTGGTTCGGCCGTATCCTAGCAGCGTTTTGGCTGCCTTGGAAGCGTCCGGGAATGCGATCGGCTTGCCGAGCGTATAATTGTACAGCTGGCCGAATACTTTGTTCGCTTCGCCAACGCTGCCGGTCAAAACGCCGATCTGGCGCTGCGTCATCTGCAGGCTGCTGGCAAGGTCGACGAAATATTTGCCACCAAAAGCACCGCCGGCTGTGAATGCGGCGGCGGTCTTGATCAGCTTCATAATCCCCGAAGCCATGCCGTCCAGGGCGCTTGCTGCTTTGGAGGCAAATGATGAGGTCGAGCCGGCAGCGGACGACATGCTCGACTTCATCGAGCTGCTCAACTTCTCGACATCGCGCTGAATCTGACTGAGCGTTTTGCTCGCCCGGTTCTGCGCTTCAATCACAAGTCTGAGCTGGCTGTCGTCCATTGCTACCCCTTAATATTTAGATTTTCGTCTCATCTCCGCCTCCTGGCGCTCGGCTTCGTAGCCCTCCTCATTTAGCTTTATCTCGATGGCTTGAATTAACCAGTGAGGTTGGCTTACGTAGTCCTGAAATGTCCAGCCCATGGTCTGGCAGATGGTAGCAATTTGAATCTCCTGCGGTATTTTCGCGTGCTTAACGCCGGCTATTGCTTTGGCGTAGGCTGCGCTGATTTTTGCTCGCCTTTTGGGTTCATGACTTCTCCTGTGATCTCCTCGATCTTTTTCTGGATAAAGTCGAAATCCTCGGTTGGCAGTTTCAGCAACGACTTGAGTTTAGCGTCGTCATCGCCGCCGAAGTCGTCGCCGTCAACGGTGACTACCAAAAACTTTATAGCGTTATTTTTGATCTCGCTCATGGCGGTTGCCGGCAGCTTGTCAAATCGCATGGTCTCTTTGATATCATCTTCGCTCATCGATTCGCCCTGAACCGCTCCGTTGAGGTCAAAGTTTGCATAGGCCAAGAACACCGCCTCGTTCATCTGCGACAACTCTGCCGTGGCGTATGGCAGCAGCTCGACATCGCAGCCAAGCACTGGCGTTGTAATTTTGATATTCTCTTTGCTAATTCGTGGCATCTCCTACTCCTTTGCTCGAATTAATATTTAGTAACCATGTTTATCAGCGTTGCGGTGATCGCTGCAGCGTCCTCGAGGCTGTAGTTCGCCTGGAACTTCGCGCTTCGTGTCTCGACTGCGTTGTTATCACGGCTTCGGCTGTCTTCGGTAATTGCTACGGTTGGGAAATCGAATTGTAGCGTTGGGTGTTGGCCAGTGCCGATGTTTACCGCTTTGTTCTCGGCGATAAACTGAATGGCCTGCGGCTTGCCGCTCAGGCATACTTGTCGCACGTCCTCTTGTGCTGGGTAGTAATCGAACGACCCGGTCACGTTCAGCTGCTGGTTCTGAATGTCGTCTGGCGTGTCTGTGCCGAACACATACTGCACGTCCAGGTTCTTTGAAATCTCAAGAGAGAATGACTTGATTTTTCGCGCTGGCGAAGTAGCAAGCCCTGCCGCGTTGTCGGCCATCTTCACTGCCAGGTTTCGCGCCAAGAATTCATTGCCGCGAGTGTATGCTGGCGGTGTCGCAGGTGTCCAAGCCTTTGAGCGGCGCGACTTGAAGTCGATGCTTCTCATCAAGTAGTCGTCGATTGCTGCGGTAATCGTGAATGATTCAACCATACCAAGCTCATACGAATACTTCTGCTCGATCTCTTTGACGAAAATCGAGAGTGAATCGTGGCTGTTGTTGTTTGCCATTTTGAACACGTGCTGCTTCGCGCCGGTCTTGTCGGTCGTAGTTGGAGCTTGGCCGAATACGGCTCGCAACTCTGCGCCGATAATGTGATCGAACACTTTGCCGTCGTAGCCACCCTCAGCGGTGACGTTGATAACGTCGCTGGCGTTGTGTTCTGAGATATTGCCGTAGGCACTATCGTTGTGAACATACGTCGGCTTGTCGTCAATGCTCAGCGTTTTGGTTGGTACTGCGAATGTCGGCGTGCCGAGCGTACCTCGGGTAGTTTCGTTGCCGATAAATATGGTGGTCAGTCGGCCGATAACTTTAGCCATTGTTTACCTCCTTGGCGAGCCTCTCTTTCGCCAACTTTACAGCCTCCTCTTGCGAGGTGGCTTGAACTGATATTTCGTGACCCTCAAAATCAGGGAAGTAGTACGCTTCCTTGACACCAGAATCTGCCGGCTCAGGTGCAACTTCCGGCGCTGGTTTGGTTGGTTTGTTATTTAGTTCTGCCATCGAATTCTCCTCTGCTTTTAATTGTAGCACGGCAGAAGCTTTTTGGCAGCTAGTACTTCTCTTGGATTTTTGGAGCGTAAATGTAAGCCGTCGTATGGATTGCCGCTTCAACGCTGAAAATGCCAGGGCCGCGCCGCTCCACGCCAATGCCGAAGTCAACGCTCAGTGGCTGATCTTCAATGCCGAGCATGACGCTCACCGATTCACCGTCTGGCGTGGTTGCAGCAGCCAGCTGCACTCTCTCGCGGAGCAGCCGCATGATGCTGTCGTCGGTGTAGATGAAGTTGTCGTCTTTGCCAGAGACAATTTCGTAGAGTTCTGTTGTGCCGGCTTCAACGTCAAAGTCGCGGCCTTGGTTAGCATTGATATCTGTGATGACGCTGATGGTGATTGCCATTTTGGTCACGTCGTCGCCGGTCGAATCAGTCTCAAGCGTCATGCCATCGATGGCCACGCTCACCGCTGGCAGCATGCTCTTACTGATCAGTAGCGTGTCGCCGTAGTACCACGTACGGATATCTGGGTGTGCTTTTGGCTTTAAATAATTGATGATGGCCGCGATCACTGGATCACGATACTGCGCTCGGTTTAATGGCATTAGCCCCTCCTCGATTCTCGCACTTCGTCAACCAGCCACTCGTGAAAGAACTTCATGATTCGCCGCTTATCCTGTGCGATTATTTTTAACATAACACGCCGCGGCAGCTTCCTGCGCGGTCGGTTGCTCTGATGGTATTTAAAGTATGGCGTCGGATTCCAAATCTCCATGCGGCTCACTTTGACGCTGGAGCGGAAGTCCCCGCGCATTCTCCCGGTTCGCTGTAAAAGCGGCCAGGAATATATCTGCGTCCTCGGCTGCCAGCCACCCATCAACGCGCCGCTCATGCCGAAGTTAGCGTCGGTGGTTTTCAGCAGCTGCTTGCGTGACTTATCGAGCGGCTTGTGAAAGTTTTGGAGGTTGGTTTCCAATCCCATAAATTGACGGGATATCTGTACATCTCCCTCAACGTGGCCGGAGATATAAATCGCCATGACTACCGCCTCTTATTGAAGAATTCAGCTTCAGGGCCAAGCGGCGCTCGGCTTCCCTTGATCCGGCCGACCAGGTCGCCGTCGCTGGCAAACGCTCCCGAGGTGGCTGCCGCAATGTTTGGGTCGGTTGGATCTAGGTTGGCCGCGTCCTCGACCCACTCATCGAGCATTTGCTTGGCGGTTTTCAGCTTCATGTAGCCGTCTTTGCTCGATCCGTCAACATCAACGTTTGTTCCCCAATCGCTGATTTGCAGCAGGGCGGCCGCGTACAGCCGTACCGCGTCTTCCCATACATCTGGAAAGTTTGCCATGTCCAGCGTCGCCCAGTTGTAAACTCGAGAAACTTTCCGCTTCAGCCAGTTCTCCGCCGACTTCCTGCGTCGTTCGATTTCTGCCTGCTCGATGGCCGAGAATTCGTAGGCCAGGATAACCCTGGCGTTTGGCTTTGGCGCTTTAACCAGGACGACAGCACCAGTGGCAGCGTCCACCGATTCAACCGCCACCGCGTCGTCGTCAACGTAGGCGGTTACATCTGCCTTGGTGACTTCATCGTCGCCGTCGCGGTCAACGATCGGTGCTTGCGATGCATAGAACACTCGGTTCGCGCCATCAACTTCACCGATGACGTGCTTGTCGGTGGTCTGCCGCAACAATCCAGCTTCTCGCCGGATATCGTGCAGGGAGGTGAAGTTCTTGGCGCTCATGAAAGTTCTACGCCTCCGGTGCTGCTTCGGCAGCTTCCTTTTGCGCTTTAAGAGCCGCAACGATAGCGTCAGCCATCACCTGCTTGGTGACAGCAGTTTCGTTTTCGTAGTCCAGCTCGATTCCAAGCTCTTTGGCTTGCGCCACGACAGCTTCGCGTGGTTGCTTCTTAATGCTTGATGGGGTTGGTATGTCAGCAGTCTCTTCAACTTCTGCGTCGCCCTCGTCTGAAGCGGTTTCAACCTCGCCCTCGACAACTTCTGGCTCAGTAGTCGTCTCGGTAGCTTCCGTCGCTTCTGAAGCGGTTTCGTCAAGGACAGTGACCTCGATGAACGCGTCGTCGAGCAAAGCTTCCAATTGCTCGTCGTCAACGTCAAACTCCTGTGGTTTGCCTGGTTGGATAACCAAGCCGGCGCGCCGCCGAGACAAGCCGTTGGTGATTATCTCGTTGGACAGCCGTAGTGATACTTTTGGCATTTCGATCCCTTTCTTATGAAGTTAGTTCATACTTAAATTGTAACACAAAAAATCGCCCCGCGATGGAGGCGATTTCTCTGCGTGTCGGCGGCTAGCCTTTACACTTGATAGCTCGATGCCACAAGCCGTAGCCGAATGCGCCGCGCCAGTAAGTACCGAAGTAGTATTTTTTGTTCCACCAGCCTTTTTCGCTGTTCTCGCCGAGGAAGCTCAGTGGCTCGTACTCGCGCTCCTGGATCACGAATGCCCGGATTTCGCCGGCGACGTTAATCAAGTACCAGTCTTTGTCAGCTGTCAGCTCGCTGGAGACTTTGACCTTAGCCGCGCCGTAGTTAGGGTTCTTGACCGCAACGCCGCCCTCGACGATATTTTCTTGTTCGACGATCGCCTTTGCAGCAGCTTCTAGCTGTACAGGAACGACCAAGCGCAGGTCGAGCTTCTTATTGACGGCTTTGCCCTTGTCGCCCTTGAAGCTCAACATTGCCAAGCGAACCTTAGCGAAGTTTTCAGCTGTCAGCGGCGTGCTGGTAAAGTAGTTTGACTGAACAGCGGAGGTCTCTTCGTTGATCGGGTGATCGGTATCGAAGAAGTTCTGGCCGTCGTAGCATGGCGCGTTCTCGCCGTTTGGCATCAGCTCGCCGTAGATTTGTTCATCTGGGAACTCTTTGACTAACTGGCCGATTGAGCGCGCAGTCGTCAGATATTTGCCAGTCTTGTCGTCCTTGATATCTGAATGCTTGACTTCGACTGAATCTTCGAACTCGCGGTTCGGCAGCGCGTATTTGTAGGCCTTGAGTTTCTGCGGCACGCGCTCGCCTAACATTTCGCGCAAACCGTGCATCTGACCAAGCCAGCCGTAGTCTTCAGAAGCACCCTTTGAAGTAACTTTCATGGCGAGCTCTTCAGAGGTCGATTCGGTTGCTTCGTAAGCCTCGAAGAAGTTGGTCAGGATTGATTGTTCTAATACTGGTTCCATTTTCGTTTCAATCCTTTATTAAACCGTTTTTAGTGCGATGCGGATTTTGCTTGAACTCAGCACCTCGACGATGCGGCCGCACTCTTTGCCGGCGTCGGCTGGCAAAGTCACCTTATCCACGGTTTGATTATCTTTAACTTTTACATAAGCAGCGATGTCGCTCTGCTTTGCAGAGAACGCTGCGTTCACGGTGATCACACCGTATGTCCAGAACTGGACGTGGTCGGCAGTTTTGCCAAGCCCTGCGCCTGCTGGACTTGCAGCAACGCCGACAACTTTATCAGCTGTAGATTCAGCTGCGTTGGTTGCCAAGCCTTGCGCGTTCACGCCGACTAGCGCGCCCTCTGGAATACTCACGCCCGGCGCAAGCTTCAGATGGCCGATGTTGTTCTCTTGACGAGCAACATCTTTAAATGAAGTGATTGCAGTCATTTCAAATCCTTTTATTCGTTACTTTTTACTCGAGCCATCGCCTCGGCATATGCTGGCGACTTCGCTGCCAATTCATCGATCTGCTTCGTCGTGATGCCGTTGGCTTTTAATCCTTCGACTTCCTCTTGTGACAGATTCTTGCTTATCGCTGCGTCGTCTTTGTCAGCGGCTTCGCCGTTCGTCGAGCCCGTCTGATTAAATTGTACACGCTTACCGCCTGCTTTTACAAGCTCCTCTAACAATTCCGTTGTAGATAATTCAACTTTTTTGCCGTCGCGGCTAAACTCGACGCGGCCGCCAGCTTTGCTCAGGTTCTGGTGCAGCTGCATAAACGCGTCTTTTTGAGCTGGGACAATCATGCCAGCGGACAGCATTGTCTGATAGGCGGTCTCAGCTTTGGCTTGATTTCGCTCAGCGCGTAGCCGTGATAGCTCCTCGCGCTCGCTCCGGCTCAGGTTCTCTTTGTCGTCGCCCTCGCCTTTCTTGTCGGTCTCGTCAGTTTCGCCATCACCCTCATCACCTTTGTCGTCGCCCTCAGCTTCGTCTTTATCGGCTTCGTCCTGCTCGCCATCACGAGACAGGTTCTCTTTGTCGTCGCCCTCGCCCTCTTTTTCGTTCGGGTCTTTTGCGTCGGCAATTTGTTTTTTCACAGCCTCTTCCTGGTCGGCTGGGACTTCTACGGTTTCGCCAGCTTTGACGGTTTTGCTGACATCTTCGCCGTCATCGTCCTTGACGGTTATGACCACATCAAAGTCGCGGTCATTGGTTACTTCGACAACCTCTGGCTCGTCGCCCTCGGTGTCTTTGCTGAAATGTTTGCGCATTTTTGCAAGCTCCTCTACTTTATTTTTACTAAACATCACGACCGCATTCGTCCGGCGATTGAAGTTATCGAGGTAGGCTTCGGCTGCCTCTACCTCATCTCGCTTCAACTGCTCGGGTGCTTCTTCAAATGCGTTCATGCCAGTGATAAATGGGTCATTGACCAGAGCGACATGCTCCAGCACGATTCCGCGGTCGTCGCCGGTTCTGGTATCAATGTAGTGCCAGTTGAAGCACATCGATACGTCGAACACCAAGTCCTGCTCTAGCCGGTACAAAGCCTCGTAGTCGCGGATTTCCAGCGTGGCGTACACGCCGTCGCCTGGCACAATCTCCAGAGCCACCACCTCGCCGGCGTTGTCTTTCGTGCCGCTCCAATGATCAAACGGAATGCTCACTCGTGGCAGCGTCGGAATCTTGCCGCTTTGCTTGGCCTCAAAGTTAGCCAGCATTTCTTCGGCCCACGCCTCGTCCAGCAGTTCGCATTCTTCGCCGTCAAGCGGAGAATACAGCTGGCCGAACGCCGCTATTTGTTTGCGGAAGCGGCGGCCTTTCCAGTCGCCCTCTTCGCCTTTGTCTTTGGCGGATAGTGTGCTGCTGGAGAGCATCACTACCATTCGCGTATTGTTGTGTTGATTAATCTTTGTCATGACATTTATTCCTCTGTTTTAACAATAGCATATTTTCATTACTTTTAGGTAGATGGCTGCAGCAGTTGGCTTCCTGCTAATCCGCCGGCGATAGTCGGCATGCCGGTTATCTCTGGCTTCTCCTCTTCCTCGGCCAGTACCGCAATCCAGATACAGCGGCATCTGAAGTGGATTGGCGTTTGCCACGGTGTTGTGGCGTATTCCTCTGGTGTTGCTACCTTTTCGTCCAGCTCGCGGCAGGTCTGGCAGGTTTTCTTGTCGAGGATCGCCGAGTAGACGTATCGGTCGATGTCCTCGTCGTATTTCTTGAATGTCTTGGTTCGGCCGGTGTTGATTGATTCGGCCACCACCACGGTGTTGCCTGGCTTGGTGTGAGCGGCCAAGTAGGCCAGCAGTGCTATCGCCAGGTCGTCCAGCACGTCGTCAATAGCTCCCTCGCTGAAATGCCGGCGCGCCATCTCGCTCGAACCCTGGCCGCCGACCAGTGCGGCTATCTCAGCCTCGACATCACCGAATTGCAGGTCGACGAATTCTTGCGCTCGGTCGGCGATTCGCTGCTTGTCGGTCTTGTCCGTCGCCGGCGCTAATTTGCCGAGTTCATTCGCTGCTGCGGTTTTGCCATAATTGAAGCCGTCCGTCATTGCTGCCTGAAGCGTTTTGAAGTAGCGTTGTCGTAATTCTTGGCTGACTTTGTAGCTCAGCTCCTTGCCCTGCTTTTCAAGCGTTTTGAGCGCCTCCGTAGCCTCGTCCTTGACCGCCTCGAATATCGATTCAGTCTCCGTGTCGAGCGTATCCTCGAGCGTGTCCATTTTCTTGTCAAGGGCGGACAGGTTTACGTTCTTCTCAGCGTCGTTCAGTTCGCGCCGCCATGTCGGTTCGGCGCTGCTTGATAAAAAACGGGAGGATTCCTCTGATCGTGACTTCTGCTCGAGCTTGGCTTCCGCCTGTGCCTTTTCAATCTCGCCTAGATCAATTCCCATCTGCAGAGCCATGCGCTCCACGATCGCTTGCACCAATTCATCGGACAGAGCTTCTGGCCGCTGCGATAGGATTTGGTTGAACGCGTCGGACAACATGCCGACGGTGCTGTCGGCTAGCTTGGCAAACTTAAACCGTGGATAGCTCGGCTTGGCAAAGTTCAGCTCCGTCAGGTCTGGTATCAGGTAAGCGTTGATGTGGTACTCGACGTTCTTCATAATCCCCTCAAGTACCAGGTTGAGTAGGTCGGTCTGGTCTTTGCTCAACGCCCAGCTTCCGCCCGAATTGTCGCCGAGCATGATTGCCTGGGCCAGCACGCTTCTGGTCATTTCGCGGTTGTGGTGGTCGATAAGCGGCATGATGTCCACTCGCTGGTTTGTCTTTGCGTCGACCATCTGATAGCCAAACGGCATAACTACGGCACTGTTCATCTCGACTGTGTCCGACAGCCTCTCGGCGACATCGCTCATCTGCTCAGAGGTTGCTCGCTCGGCGGCGACTGCAACGCGTGGCGGTATCGATCCGGATTGTGCCTGGAGGCGGCCGAAGTAGTACAGCTTGTGCTTCTCCTCGCAGTGGTAGGCGGCCGCAGTGAACAAGCTCTCGCCTTTGAGCCAGTTGCGCTCCTTGCTATTCGTAAACAGGAATGATTTCTCGACTGGTATGTGGACTGGCTCTTCGCCTGGATTTATCCGCTGGTCAGCTCCGTCGAAGCCACCCTTGTCGTCGGTTCTGATGGTGATTGTGTTCGCGTCGTAGCCGGCAATCTTGCGATAGACGATTTTGCCGTCAGCGTTTAACGTGTAGACCTTTTCAAAATAGCGGTAGCCCTCACTCAAGGCTCGCAACATCTCAGCCAGTACCAAGTGGAATGGCGTTGACATGCCGCCGCGTTCTGGCGGCAACTCGAAAGAATTTCTTACTAGTTCGGCCTGCTCACCTGTCGGATCGAACTCTTCGTCCGCCTCAATCGCCCACTCGCTCGCCAAAATCGGCAGCGTCAGCAGGTTGTTGATTGCCAGGAATGTACCGTCAATGCTGCGTAACTTCTCAAAGTCGGCCGCCTTGAGCTTGCGGTTGTCCACCGCGTACTTCTCGTACAGCTTCTGCATCTTGGTCACTGCCGAGCCGGTCTGCTGGTCGAGCTTCGGCGGTGTCCGCTTGTCTTTTTTGTCTTTGGCAAATGTTAGGCTGATATTCATTGAGCGCGCTTCCTACTTTGTTATAGCTTTATAAAATCATTGTACACCATAGCCGTTATTTTTGTCGCCTCCTCGCCACGGCGATTCGCTGGACTTCAGCTTGCTGCACAAAGTTAGCAAACGCGTACATCAGGCTGTCGGCGCGGTCTGGCGAGCGGTGCAGGCGTTTCTTCAGCTGCTCTTTGGTCTCCACGGCGATACCTTGCCGCGTGATGTCGTAGCGGATTGCTGATAGCTCGGCGGCTAGCTCGGTAAATTCTGGCGGTATGTAGATATTGCCGCTCTTGAACCGCTCGGCCAAGTTCCACCACAGCTGCGAGCGCAAGTTCACGAATGTTAGCCCGGTATCATCTTTGCGCGCTGACGAATTGTTAAGTATGCCGACCACGCCGTCGATCTTGTCGTGGGTTAGCTTGTCGACCACGCCACCACCGAGGCCGTCCTCGTCAATGCCGATGAATTCTGGCGCTGGATAAATCATCTTGACGCGGCCTGCTGTTTGCTCGGTATCCTCTTTGGAGTAGGCGTGCTGGTTGGTGACGATGCTGCCTTTTCGTCTGGTGATAACAGTCTTGTCGTCGCCGAAGCGTGCCACGTCGACGCCGACGCTCAGCGGCTCGTCTTTGCTCTGCGCGGCCTGCATCTCCGCCAGCCTCTCCGGTGTCATTGCCGCCTCGATGAACTCTAGCGGTATGAGCGTGTTGACTTCGGCTGTTGGGAATTGTCCAAGTACGCGGCTCTGAAACATCGGTGTGTCCACTCCCCAGCGCGTTATCTTGTCGGCGGCCCATTGCGGCGTAATCAGGTACGGTGCGACAATCTCCAGCGCCTCCTCGTCGAGGTTTTTCAAGTCCTCGATGGTCTCGATTCCATTGTTCGTGAAGTTCGGCGTATCGAAGCAGCTGATTCGTATCTTGCAGCTTTTCGGATCGATGTGGTGGCTGTTGTAAAACGTGCCGCTCAGCTTTGTGGGGTTTCCGATAAACAAAGCGTGAGCGCCGAGTGACGTCATAATGGCTTCTACGGCGACGAACATCTCTTCGGAAACACCGGCCGCCTCGTCAACGATCACCAAGATGTTGCCGCTGGCCGGGTGAAATCCCTGGATCTTGTCGGTGTCGTCGGAGCTAACGCCAATGGCAAACCATTCGTCTGAATACTCCAGCATGGTTTTCAGCAGGCGGCCGCTTCTCGCCATGGCCGACTTTTTGTGGACGGCGCGGATCTGTCGCCAGAGCAGCTCCTCGACCTGTCGGAATGTCGGCGCGGTAGTCACCACGTAGCTGTTCTTGTAAGTGTTCAGGAACTGGTGAGCGGCTCGGGCGGCCAGGTGCGTCTTGCCAATGCCGTGGCAGCTGGCGACGGTTACGATGCGGTTCTTGGCAATCGCTCGCAGCACCTCCTGCTGCTTATCCCACAGGTTATCGCCGATGACGTTCTCTACGTAAAAGTTCGGGTCTCGACGGCTGGCTTCCATGACGGCGGCGATGGCGCGCGCCTCGTCAAGATTCGCCGGCCTTTTCATTTGCTTCCTTGAGCAACTGCTCAGCTCGCTCGGCGGCTTCTACTAGGTTCAGGGTGTCGCGTTCTTGGTCGTCGGTCGGCTCGGTGGTCTTGTTGATGACGGTCGGCAAGCCAAGCGTTTTTCGCTCGCCGTCAATGGCGGCCTGCAGGGCGTAAATCGATTTAGCCACGTCGCCGGTCTTTTTTTGGTCGTTCGCACGCTTCATGGCATTCATAGCTGCTGTCTGTGCGTTTCGCCACATGCCCAAGTGAGCGGTGTTTCGCTCCGATATCATTTTGGCGTGTTCGTCCATAGTCTTCTCGAGCGCCTTGTCCATACACGTCTTGCGTTTCTCAGTCCACTCATGCTGAGCTGCATACTTTGAAACCATGCGATTGCTTATCCCATATTTTTTTGCAATCTCGGCCATGGTGATCTTGGAGTTGGTTACGTACTCGTGTTCCGCCTGAACAACGTCCCAGCTGTACGTAGGCGTTGCAGCTCGTTTACGTTTAGTTTTGATTGCAGTGCTTGTCTTAGTCATTGATAGTTCCTCCTAGCCTTTTCTGTCTTAATAATACCAAATTTGTTTCATCAATGCTCTACTACCTCTTACGTGTGGCTACGTAGCTTCTGGTGCGATTGTTTACGTTTACTACTTGTGAGTTTTCCACAGGCTACTCGTATTTTATGCGTATTTTGTCCGTTTTTATTTGGAATAATGGTTGACTTTATCGCTCGTGTTTGCTATACTAAGAGTACAATCAAGTTAACGAAAGGACTACCAAAATGACAACCTTGCAAAGCTACGACACACCACAGCTACTACACATTCTCAATTCCAGGAGCGGCGGCATGGAACTCGTCGGCACTGAATTCAAAAACATTGACGAGCTGGTTGACGCTACTCACAAAGAGCTTGACCGCCGTTTTGCTGAGCGTGGCGAGTTCGTCCGCCTGTCAAACAAGCAGAAGACGATGTGCGGCCCTGCATACATCTGCGGTAAGATTATAGACGGCATCATAATTACCACCTACTACGAGTATGACGCAGCCAAAGCCAAGAGCTACCGCCGCGTAAAGTAGCATCTGGCAAGATAGTAGCCGGCGGGGATTATCCGCCGGCTTTTGCTTTTGCTCGCTACTTCCGATTTCGCAGCAGCACTGTCTCTCTCAGCGTTTTGGTTATTTCGTTGAGCAATTGCAGCCACAGCTTAGCGTCGCGCGCCTTGATTGCTCTCTGCAGCTCGAAGTACGGGTCGCTCGGATCGAGCGTCGAGTTTAGCCAATCCTCGAACATGTCGCCATTGAAGTATCCGTCTTTTGTCGACCACGGGAATACTGGCTTGGCGTTCTCCGGCTTCTCCGGCTCGGCCTGCTTGGCTTTCTTGCGGCGAGCGCCGCGCTTTGATCTGTTGTAGTCGCCGCGATCAGCTTTATGAAACACACACAGCTTGTCGTCAAACCTCACACAGAGCCTGCCGCATTTTTCGCATGATGGCCACATGGTTAGATCTCCCCTCTCTCGATCATCTCGATAGTCAGCTCTAGCAACGCGTCCAGTGCAGTTTCTGCAATGCCATCGATGTTGCCTATCGGATAGCCTGCATCGTTGTTGTAAGACGCTATCCAGCCGTTAAATTCCCCTTGCCAAGTAGAAAGCGTCAGCGTGCCGAAGTCGAAGCCGTCGACGATGCGTTTTGGTAACTTCTCCAACAAATAGTCGACTGTAAATCTCGGCGCTTCATCAAAAGACTTGGCGAGACTGACGCCTTTTACGACCTCTGGAAGCTCGCCCTCTCGCCTGATAAACAATCTATCTTCTGGTGTCCACCCAGGCTTTAGCTCGTGCAGCTGTTTGCAAAAGTCGAATGTCTCTAGTGTTGTAACCATCTTACTGCCCCTCCTCTCGATAGGCTTTATCGAGTTTCTCGACCAATTCTGGCTGGCGCTCTTTCAAGCCGGCATAATCTTTATCAAATCCGCAGTAGTCCGATATTTTTCTGATTATCTTTGCGGCAGCGGCCATTTTCTCTAGGTTCTCTGGGTCGAGATCCCAATCCAAACCACAGTTATACACATTCTGAAGTTCGAATATCAAATCTAGTATTAGGTTGTGCATGCCGAGGCTGGTCTGCGGCAGCTGCACTGTTTTATTTTCTGATTCCATTTTCAATCTCCTTATTTGTACGGGGCGGGGCGGTTTTCGCCGCCACCCCTGTTATTTTGTTATTGCCCATTTGCCTCTAGCGCTTTGCGAACCTGGACGCCGTCCATGCCGGCCGCCATCATAACGGCTCGGGTGTGATCGCGTTCCAGCTTCTCTCGTTCTTTTTTAGTCAGCTCTCGGTCGTCATCTGCTGTTATCTCTTCTCGTAAAAATTCAGGCATATACAGGTGCTGCTTCATGACAAATGCCGCGCTGAGGCTGTCCATGATTTGGCGGCGTTCCTTGCGAAATGCTCGCAGATAAATATTCGCCGCATGCTCAGTCTCGATGAGCGTCGCCTTGCTGCACTCGAATGCAAAGCCGGCCGGCTTGCTACCGTAATACAGCACGTTGAGCGTTTTGTGATCCTCGCTCAGTCCAAAGTTCATAATGACGCGAGCGATAATTCTCACTTCATCTTTGGTCAGCCGGCCGA